TTATGTAACCTTCTAGCCTTCTGCCTAGGTCGGACTTGTATCCTATTTCAGGATGTTCTCTTAAATTACCAATGGCATTTTCTATTACCTGTACTGCATTTGTGCAATCAAAAGGAGTATATACTCTGTCCTTAGGGATAAACTCCTTGAAACTTCTAAAGTTTGGATACACAATATCTGCACCAAAGATTGTAGCCTCAATAACAGTCCAACTAACATAGTCCTGTAACGAGGAATTAAATTGTATTTTACATTCTGCCAATTCATTATAGTATTCCTCTTTAGTTAAATTTGCTAATAGTTTAAATCTAGGTTGTATAACGCTATACGCATATAGTTCCTTTACTATATTTGGTAGGCTACTTCTAAATTCTTTGCCTGAGGTAGTTAGATGCCATTCCCAATCAGGATGGGTTTCTAAAAATTGTTCTGCTACCTGCAACATAAAGTATGGGTTCTTTTCCTTATCCAAACGGCTACTGAATAAAACAACATTCTTTTTTGTTGTACTATAGGGCAACTTCTTTCTAGTTTCTTTTATGTGTATTGGCAAGGATACAACATGAATAGGTGCTTCAAATCCTGCAAACCTTAATTGGTCTCTATGTATTGTACTTGCAACAAATATTCCTGCTAATCTTCTATCTAAACCTAGTTCGTAATGTCGCATCCAATATGCCATAGGATAGGTAAAGTCATATTCATCTACGGATTGTGCGTGTACCATTGCGTAAATTTTAACCTTGATATGGTAAAGGTCAAGTGCATATAGTACACTACTGAAACCTGAAGTCCAAAAGTCCTGCAGGTAAATTACATCCCCATCCTTTACATTTCCTTCTGCGATTGCAGTTAGAAAGTTATCACATTGGGATAAACTATACTTACCTCTGCCAACTGCATCTAATACTACTCCTACTTTGATTTGTTGGTCATTATCATATTTGCCTTCCACCTCAACAAACCTTACAGGATATTCTTTGAATGTATCAGGTATCCACTCCTTACATAATTGGTAAGTGTATCTAGCTTTTAATGGCTCTAAGCCAAAGTACCATATTGTTTTCATATTGAAACTATTGCTCCGTTTTCGTTATCTTCTAATACTACTACTGAGGTTGCATCAAATTCTAATAACAATTCCTCTGCTATACTTTCACAACTTTTGTTATCAAACATTACAGGTTGTTTGCCTAGGTATTCAAGCACTTGTCTTTTTAACATTATGATTTCAATATCCCTATCATTATGTTCTACCTGCTTTGTCATTGTAATATGAAAGATATGCCTGTGTGGGTAGGTTAAGAAACTTACTTCAGGTATATCGCAAGTACCCCACTTATGGATACCTTCTACCTGTAATTTAATCACGATTTCTTTTCGCAAATTTTTCATAGGTTAGTGTGTTTTTTTCTAGTTCCTCGTTTATGTATAATATATCTCGTAGGTCAGATACTTTGGCACAGGCTAAAAATAAATTCAATCCTCTTTTCTTACAATACTTTTGGTATTCAATATGTGCTACAATACTTAACATTGTTGCTATACTATACAATCCTTTATGGTTATCTAAATTACTAAATTCTTTTGGTGTTACCTTAAATTTATCTAGTAATTGTTTTATTTGATATGGTAATTCAACCTTTCTTTTTAAGACATCAATATATCTAGGACCTTTCATTCCTTCATCAAAGTAACGCAGTATGCCAAATACTTGTGATGCCTGTACCCAACTACTACTATCAACACTATGTAGTGGCAACTGCAACATATCAGGGAACTTAACAAAACCTAAGCCATGCATCAATGCCTGTGTGTTTTTATAAACGTCTTGGTATCTTTTTTGCATCCATTGTCTATAACTAGTTACACCACCTGCAACGCAAATGTGCGGATTTCTAGCTACTGCCTCCTTTAGATAGGTATAATCATTATCATAGGTAGTAAACACAAACATTGGATTGAGGTCTCTTTGAAGCATCAATTCATAGTTATCCTTACTTGCCTCGTGGTTATTGATAACATCTAACATTACATACTTCTCGGAAAATTGCCCAAATGCATCAAGAAACTTGCAATAGTTATCTATGTTTAACCATCCCATCTTGCCATTGGTAGAATTGAATAAAGTAAAGGCACCACTATCTATCATGATATTTGTGATGCCATCTCTACTAGGTCCAAATGTAATGTCGCATAACTTCTTAGACTTGCCTAAGTATGCGTAACTAACTAATATGTTTAGGTGTGTATTATTTGATTTCACAACCGCTATATGATGTTGAAATAGTATCCTTGATTAATTGTTCTATTTCTTTAATCTCTCCTAGCCATGCATCAGGTACAACTATTGTAATTACATTATCCTTTCTTGCTTCAGGTGCAGGTAAATTTTCATCAATGTAATCTAATTGTTCCCAATTTTGGTTACTAATTATTTCTAAACCCCATTCTTCTAGTTCTGTGTTATCCCATTCGTTAGCAAGAATATCCCAATCCCACTCTCCAAAACCTACGTTATCCTTGATTACAAACTCCTTTTGTTTTTCTTCACTCCAATCAACTATTTGGATAGGCACTTCAGTCCAACCTGCTTCCTTCATAGCTTTTAATCTCATGTTACCTCCAAGTACAACCATATCAGTATTTACTACGATAGGTCTAACCTTAGACATTTCAGGAAATTCCTCAATAGATTTGACTAACTTGGCAAACTTGCCATCCTTAATTACTCTAGGATTGTTAGGATTAGATTTTACTTCACTAATCTTAACGACCTTGACCTCGGTAGTTTCGTTCTTTTTTGTCATGTTTGTTATGTGTTTTTTGTGCTTTGCCGCACTTTCGTTTACCAAAGTTAATCTTTTTGGAATCACTTTTTACTTTTGCCATTTAAAACTTTAATATGAATGTCCTTTAAATATTGTTTAAACTGCTTTTTATCTCCAAACTTTTCATGACAAAACCTGCAAACTGCCATCAAATTTTCAACATGGTCTTTATCACTACCTCCCATACCTCGTGCATCAATATGATGTATGTCTACTGCTTTGTTACCGCAAATCTCACAAGGAACGAAATCACATTGGTCAATACAAAAGTAATCAAAATATACTTTAGTATGTTTTTTCATTATCTATTTGTTCAAGTTTACGTTGTGCCCAAGATACACCTTCATCTCCTCCCCAAGCTAACCACATCAAAGCACCACAATCTTTCTTAGGGTCGCCCTTACTATTTTCTCGGTGCCTTTCAAATGATGCCATTCTTGCTATTGTATCTCTAGATATGTTTTCTCTACTTGCCAATTGATTTGCTCTTGCCCATCCAACAGGTGTTCCGCACTTTGTTCCATATTGGCTTTTAATTTTCAATGCTCTTTTAGCGTTATCACTTGCCGCCTTTGGGTAATCATTATAAGAATTAGCCATTGATACTCTGATAGCCGCCCATGCCTTATGTGCTGATTCCTCAGTTTCATAGATACAAGCACCTGAACCTATCCTATATTTCCCATTTGAACATTTAATTACTGGCATTACCTGTTAGTTTATTATAAATAGCAAATCGCTTTTTGTTTACTTCGTGCAAGTTAAAGTTCTTATTGCAATATTCAAATAGCCTTTCCCCAAAATCTATCCTAGCCGCCTCGTCATTTACCAATAGGTGCATCCAATAGTACCAATCCTTTTGTCTATCTACATAGCATACAGGCATATCCTTGTATGGATGAACATTTGAAACAATGGCAGGATTGTATTTACTAGCAGTTTCTAATACTTTTAGATTGGATTTCATTGAGTTAAACTTATTATCTACCAATGGAATAATGCAGATATCACTATCTGCGTATGCCGCCATATATTTAGTTACCTCATTGTAGTTGTATATCTTAGGATTAAGTTTAAGTCCACAAGTGAAGGCACCTATCATTTTATCCCATACATGCTTTTCTCCTTCATTGTATCCTGCTATAATTGTACTTACAGGAAAGTTTATCCTTTTCATTGGGTTTCTTAAGATGTCAATATCCCTTTCATGTGTGCCTGAACCTGACCAAAATAAACGTACAAGGTCGCTTTCTATTTTGTTATCCTGAAACTGCTCCTCGCC